TAGTGCTGTTTCAATCTCGCCAGTTGCTGGCTGATTTACAGATAGTCGTAGGATTGGTGATTCGTAAATTGACACTGATGAAGGTACAACAATAAATGCTGACTCATCAATAGTTGTAGATACTGCGTTTGGATCTACGTATAGATCTAAGCCAAGTACGTTACCACGTAGTGATGTTGGTGCAGATACTCCTGCGTTATTCATTGGATTAGCAGCATTGTAAATTGGGCGACCAGTTGTATCTGTTGCGCCTAATAGTAATGACCACTGTGATGTACCAGCGATGTAACGTGTTGCTAGCTCACCTGTTGCAAGGTAAGCGGCTGGTGCTTGTGTTGATACGTAGGAAATAATTCCTGCTGAATCTGCTGCAACTCCAGTAGCTTGTGTACCGCCTGCTGTTAGTGCTGCGATAACTGCTGCGTCTGTTGCTTTGTTGTACGCACGTGTCATGTTATCGATCATGGCTGCAAAGAATTCTGGTGAAGATCTTTCTAGAATTTCTAAGCTGTAGCGTTGTAGTCCAGCATACTTCTTAACAGTTAGGTTTACGTATGAAGATACGATACCTGTCTCTGAAGGTCCTGCTGCTTCTGCTGTTTCTGCAACTGTACCTGAAGTAGTGATCTTAGGTACTGAAATTGTCATACCTGCAGCTGGTAGCGCACGTGAACCGATTGCGTCTACTGCTGGGCGTGATCCAATAAGTGTATCAACTACTGTTGGCACAAATTGTGTTGGACTAAATGCAGGGTTGGTAGTAAATGAATCATCTGCAGCAGTTAAAAATTTTGCTACATCTGCTTCTGCTTTCATTACCCATGTTGCTGATTCGTGGTTACCTAATTTTGCTTTGATGCTGTGTTCAAGCATGTGTGCTTGTGTTCTGATTGGTGAGCGAGGCTCTGTGTAGAAGGATGCACTAATTGTTGGGCGTGCGGCCTCTACTGGAGCAACCTCTACCACTGGTACTGCTGTTGGCTCGGTGGTGTTGTCCACTTGTGCCTCACTTTCCGTAGTTGGTTGATTTGTTGCATCCGCTTCGCCTTCGCTAGCGGCAACTTTAGTTACTTGTGCTTCTGTGAATGCTGGTGATTCAACAAGGCTTACTTCTTTTAGGGTTGCTTTAGTTACATAGATGTAATCTTTTTTCTGTGATGATTTGAGTACATCTACACCAACAGATAAGCCATCAATTAATTGCTCACTTGCCAGCATTAAAGCATCTGATCCTTGCATGCTTGCGCTGATCTTAAAGCTAGCATAAATACCATCTTGTTCTTCATTGAATTTTTGCATGCGACCAATAGGTCTGTCATTCTGATGTTGCATAAGCATTTTAATTTTGCCTGGGTCGCCTACATCTATTGATCCTTTAGCAAAGACAACTTTGCCCACACTCGTATTGCCTACACTTTCAAAGGGCACAATTTTGCCAGCAATAACTCTACGCTCACCATCAGCGCTTTCAATTTGGCTGCTAAATGTAAGAATCAATTTGAATCCGCCCAGGTTAGAACTGCAAAAGTGAATGATGGGGTAGTGCCACCGATTGTGCCGACCACTCTTAATTGATCGGTAAATGCTGAAGTCAATCTAATTATTTCTCGTGTAACGCCTGTTGCTTGTGTAAATGTGGCAATAGTATTCCAGTTGGTGCCATCTACTGTGTCTTGTACTACCGCATCTAATGTAGGTAAAGTGCCGCTAGCTGCTGTAACGTTTAATTGGATTACTAACTGTTTAGCAGCGGCTAGGCCCTTAACGGCTGTGCCAGTAACTGTTTCAGTGCGAGCAGCTGACGCTAATAGCGTAACTGTGCTAGCAGGTATATTGGCTTGTTGTATATCGCTCATGCATTTTCTCCTTTAGCGCTGTTAATGTACTCAGCATCGCCACTTTCATTTCCGTTGGGTGTTAGATCTTCCATTTCTTTTGCTTGCTCGATGTCAATAAGTCCTAGTGCTAGCATCTTCTCGATAGTTTCTAGTCTTGCCTTGTCATCTGAACGCAAGAATGTTTCACTAATATTAAAACGCACAATATGGCCGTTAGCAGTTATATCGTTCATGCTTAGGCGATCTTCGATAGCACAAATATATGGTTGCAGTGAATAGGCAACAAACTCTTTACGGCCATCAATAATATTTTGGTAAGTCATGCTGTTATTCATATCTGCAGAGATGTAATAGGCAGGTACGTTCATGGCTCGTGCAATTTGTGTTGCAAGATATTGTGATGCTTCGTTGTACATCATATCTTTAGGACTAAATCCAACAGTCTCATATGACAGCGTGCTAGTTAGGTAAGCTGTGCTTCTATTTTGACGTGCTTGCTTCCAAGCTGCTAATAATCCTTGTACTTGTGCTTCTGGCATATCTGCACCAGTGTTTTTTAAGAATCCTGTTGCCATAGGTGTTTGTGATGCTACGGCTGCAGCTTTTTCTATATCTAATGCGCTTTGTATTGTGCGACCTGCAGTCTGTAATACACCTTGTGTTAATCCTTGGAATGTAACTAATGAACCAACGCCAACCATCGGTACTTTTTCATTATCGATTGTGTAATACAAAACTTCTGTACCTAATGGGTTTAATTGTGCCACTACCCTTGTGTTATTTACCCATTCAAAACGTGCTGGTCTTAAATCATCTGCATAAACTTCTGTAACACGCCAGTATGCAACACCATAGAATATAAGGCTATCGACAGTCCACGAGATAGTGACGGATCGTGGCTGTCGGATATCTGGTTGTTCGCACCAGAGTGGCTTTGCTAATTCTTCGCCTGTAGATTTTTTGTACAGTTCTAATGGTAAATATCCGATGACACCTTTAATTAAATTAGCGCATCGATTAACGGCTGGTACTTGTGTTGCAAGTGTGCGATCCATAGGACCTGCACCGAATGTGTTGTAACCAAAACCAATGATGCTATCGCCCATAACGGCAGGGGCGTATTGCGCTTGTAGATTTTCAGTTTTTTTGGTTATACCCAAAGCAGACAATAGACCCATATGTATACTTTATACCATAAATCGGACTAATGGTGCAAATTACACAAAGATTTGCGCAGTTTGTTGCGGTCTATTTAATTGACTTACAACCATAGCCAGTGATATGGCAGCTGTAACATCTCCAGCAGATTTACGCCTAATAATACGCCAGCCTGCATCGCTAGTTTTAGCTGCACAGTTATTTAAGTGCTGTACTAGATCTGCCTGACCACTATGCACCATTCTGCCATTAGCCATAGCATCGGATAGATCAGAGCATGCCTGGTAAAACGCCTGGCCCGATACATCCTGCATTCGCCATCCGCTTTGCTCTAATCGTGTGGCTATTGACTGTGTAGCGTATTTGTCATAACAGATTATGTGTGGATGATACTTTTTGGCCCATTCATTTATATCACTTGACATTTTAATTTCATCTATTGCTATATCGCTATGCCAGAGCTGTGCAAGTCCGACTGCTATTTTGCCATCTTTCATTTGACCCATTATTAAAGCACCTGATCTTCTTGTAGGTGCAATATCAAAGGCCATTATAGTCATCGGGCCGACAGGGATTTCTAGTGTGCTATCGCTACATGCTTCAATAGATCCATACACCCAAGGACTGACTGCACTATCTACCCACTGACATAACATTTCTGTACGTGTAGCTTCTATACTGTTTGTGTTTACAGATTCTTCTAAAGTGTCTTCAGTTATCAAATAACCTAATGCTGGATTAGCCATGGCCCAGGCTTTGCGATCATGTATCTTGCAGTGCTGTGGGGCGCTGTATTCGTAATAGCCTAAATTCTCTGGTGGATAAGATTTACAACGCTCTACCAAATTATTTAGCACTGTACTAAACCCATCACCTGCGTTACTTGTCATTAGTGTCATGGCGTTAGGTCCAGCACGTGTTACTGGCAGTGCAGCTGTATAAGCTTCTTCTGTCCATTCACGGAGTTCATCAATGTAAAGTAATCCATCAACGGATTTGCCGCGAGGCGCATCCCTGGTAGCCGCTGCTATTTCATAACGTGCTCCATTCTTTAATGTGATCGATTCTTGTCCATTAGCCAAGCGGATTTGTCTTACTTGATTTAATAAGAATTCATTGTCTTGTATTGTGTATGCAACTTGCCTAAATGTATCTAATGCCATATTTCGGTTAGATGACATGCCTAAAACGTTTTTACTACCCCATAAGAACAAATGGCTAAGGATTAACATGCGTGCCAGGTGCGTCTTGCCGTTTTGACGTGCTACCAGTAATAAACCTGTTTTTTTACGCCATAATCCAGCATCATCTATAGCTAGTAAGTCATTTAAGACCCAGCGTTGCCAAGGCACAAGAGGCAAACCAATCTTCGTAGCTAGATTAGCCACCTCTTGCGCTTTTGACGGAGCATTCAGCAAAGGTGTGTGGATTCTAGGCTCAGTGCTGCCAATTAGCCCGACCCCTCGTGGCGTCTGTTTTACTTCCGCATCATTCTGCATTGAAGTTAAGCGTATCAGGTTTATTAAATGGTGAATCTGGCACTGTTCGGACTGTCTCAGGGAGAGAACGTTCAGAAAAGACAGGGGGGGTCGCCTTGTGGCTAAAAAAACGACCACCTTTAGCGCTATTACATGATTTGCACATG